TATTAGTATCTGATTCTGGTGCGGAAAAGAAAATCAATGCTTCTCAACTTGATACTTTAATCTCAGGATCGACAGGTACATTAACGAATAAAACTATTGATTTAGGAAGTAATACGGTCACAGGTTCAGTTGCAGAATTTAATGCTGCTTTACAAAGTGAAAGTTTTACTACATTAACAGGTTCAGAAACATTAACGAATAAAACTTTAACAAGTCCTGTTTTAAATACTGGAGTTTCTGGAACAGCTGTTGCAGATGAAGATAATATGTCTTCCAATTCAGCAACAAAACTTGCAACACAGCAAAGTATTAAAGCATATGTTGACGCTCAAGTTACTGCTCAAGATTTAGATGTAACTTCTGACGATGGAACGATTGCAATAGATTTAGATTCAGAAACATTAACAATTGCTGGTGGTACTGGAATAGGTTCAACAGCAACAAGTAATACGGTTACACTTACGATTGATTCAACTGTAGCAACTTTAACTGGAACTCAAACTTTAACAAACAAGACTTTAACAAGTCCTGTTTTAAATACTGCTGTTTCAGGATCTGCTGTATTAGATGAAGATAATATGGCATCTAATTCCGCAACGCAAATAGCAACGCAACAATCAATTAAAGCATATGTGGATGCTCAAATTGCTACCGAAGATACAATTGCAGAATTAAATGATACAACTATTACAGGAACGCCAGCAGATAATGAAGTTTTAGCATATGATACTTCAAGTTCAACATGGATTAATCAAACTCCTGCTGAAGCAAGTCTTGTTTCATTAACGGGAACTGAAACACTTACGAATAAAACTTTAGCAAGTCCTGTTTTTACAACACAATTTACAATTGGTAATGCAACTATATCTGAAGCAGAATTAGAAGTATTAGATGGTGCAAGTGTTACCACAGCAGAATTAAATATTTTAAGTGGTGTTAGTGCAAGTGCTGCTCAGTTAAACTATTCTAACATATCTACTTTAGGAACATCACAAGCTTCTAAAGTGGTTACAGTAGACGCCAATGGCGATTTAGTTGTACCTGATAGTGATAAATTCAAGTTTGGTGCTGGTAGTGATATGCAAATATATCACGATGGAACAAATTCATATATTACAAATGCAACTGGTGCTTTAAAGATTGCAACAGAAACATCTGGTATTGCTTTAACAATAGGACACACAACTTCCCAAGTTACAATTGCAGATAACTTAACTGTTGCAGGAAACTTAACGGTTACTGGTACGGAAACTATTCAAAATACAGTAACTATGAATGCTCAAAATGCTATCATTTTTGAGGGTGTAACTGCTGATGATAATGAAACAACTTTAACGATTGTTGACCCAACAGCAGACCATACAGTTTATATGCCAAATGCAACAGGTTATTTACCATTGTTAAATGCGGCAAGTACAACAGTTATTACAGCAACACCAGCAGAATTGAATTATGTTGATGGAGTTACAAGTGCAATACAGACACAAATGGACACAAAGGCAACAAAAGCATTCTCTATTGCCCAAGCGGTCGCATTAGGATAATAGATAAATAGTAAGACAAGGAAAATATAAAAATGGCAATTCCAAATTCAAGAAGTGCATTAAAAGAATATTGTTTGCGAAATCTAGGCAAACCTGTTATTGATATTAATGTTGATGATGACCAGGTAGAAGATAGAATAGATGAAGCATTACAGTATTTTTCTCAATACCACTATGATGGTATTGAAAGAATGTATTTGAAATATAAAGTTACTGCTGATGATTTAACTAGGGTTACTACTGATACTAATACTTATTATGCAACAGAAAGGGGTGCTGTTCAAGATAATATAGAATTAGAAGAAGGAACTCAAACAACAGGTGAAACATCAGGTGATGTTTTATTAGAAGATGGATTTAAAGTATTAGATGAAACTTCAACTGGTGCAACAACAGGATGGAAAGAAGTTGAAAACTATATTGTTGTTCCAAGTTCTGTGGTTAGTGTTGTTAATATATTTCCCTTTTCTGACCGTTCAAATTTAAATATGTTTGATGTAAAATATCAATTACGATTAAATGATTTGTATGATTTTTCATCAACTAGTATTGTTCATTATGAATTGACAATGCGACATTTAGATTTTCTTGACCATATATTAGTGGGAGAGAAACCATATAGATTTAATCAACATATGAATAGATTATATATTGATATGGATTGGAATGAAGCAGCTAGTGCTGATGAACACTTGATTATAGATTGTTATAGAAAATTAGACCCAACAAAATATACAGATATCTATGATGATATATTTTTAAAAAGATATGTAACCTCTTTAATTAAAAGACAATGGGGTCAGAATCTATCTAAATTTTCGGGCACAGCAATGCTTGGTGGGGTTACTCTTAATGGACCAGAATTATTTTCAACAGCACTTGCGGAACAACAAAAGCTAGAAGAAGAAATCAGAACAACCTACGAAACTCCTGCTCATTTTGAAATAGGATAATTTAATGCCAACAAATGTATACTTTGATACAGGCACAACTTCGGAACAAAGATTATACGAAGATTTAATAATCGAACAGCTGAAGATTTATGGCCAAGATGTCTACTATTTACCAAGAAAATTAGCGAACAAGGATACTGTCTTTGGAGAGGATCCAGCTTCGTCTTTTGATGATTCATACATCATTGAAATGTATGTTGATAATTCTACTGGTTATATGGGCGACCAAGAAATCATTAAGCGTTTTGGTTTAGAGTTAAGGGATGATACAACTTTTGTGGTATCAAAAGCAAGATGGGAGACTTTAGTTTCCAACAATACAGATTTACAAACAAGTAAGCGACCTAATGAAGGTGATTTAGTTTATTTCCCAACTTCAAAAGCATTTTTTGAAATACAGTTTGTGGAACACGAAGCACCATTCTATCAACAAAGTGCTTTACCTGTTTATAAATTATCTTGTACTAAATGGGAGTATGCTTCAGAAAGAATTGATACAGGTATTGCTGGTATTGATTCTGTAGAGGATAGCTTATCTACCGATACAATGAATTGGCAATTTACTTTAGAAGCAGAAACTGGTTCAATAGTTCTTGAAAGTGATATTGATGAAATTAGTTATCTTATTAATGAGGACTTTACAATGGCAACCCAACAGCCTGTGGATCAAGGAAAGATATTTGAAGATAGAGCAGGAACAACACCTGGTTCTACTTATGATGATATACTGGACTTTAGTGAAAGAAATCCATTTGGGGAGGTTGATAGTTATTAATGTTCGGACAACACTTTTACAACAAACATATTAGAAATACTGTAATCGCATTTGGTACAGTATTTAATAATGTTAATATTAAGCGTTTGGATTCTAGCGGGAATCCTTTGCAGAATATTAGGGTGCCTTTGGCTTATGCACCAAAGGAAAAAATGTTAGTTCGATTAGAACAACAAGAAGATTTAAGGGGCGACGATTCAAAAGTGGCAGTTACTCTACCTCGAATGTCATTTGATATACAAACTTTTTCTTACGATCCGTCCCGAAAATTAAATAAGAATCTAAAATTTGGAAAAGTGAAAGCAAGTGGTGATACGAAAAAATTGAATACTCAATATGCACCTGTTCCTTATGATATTGGATTCAACTTGTATGCTTTTGTTGCAAATTCAGATGATGGCCTGCAAATTTTAGAACAAATATTACCATACTTTCAACCTGATTATACGGTGACTATGATTGAAAGTACTACAATGGATACAAAAAGAGATATTCCATTTATTTTAGAGAGTGTGGATTATGAAGATACTTATACAGGTAACTTTGAAAACAGACGAGCAATAATCTATACATTAAAGTTTACAGCGAAAGTTTACTTGTATGGTCCAATTAGTTCTAGTTCTATTGTTAGAAAGGTTGGTGCTGATTTATACGAAAATGTTGCTTCTACAAATCCTTCAAGAAAAGAAAGAATAACAATTACTCCAAATCCAACAAGTGCTGATTATGATGATGATTATACCTTTACAACAACACTTGAACAATTTGATGATGGTAAGAATTATGATGAAGCAACTGGAGATGACAAATAATTAAAAAGGTTTTAATATGAGTACTATTGATGAGAAACTAAATGAGGTTTTGGATATTGCAGGTGAAGTAGTTAAGGAGAAAAAAGAATTAACTGCTGCTGTTGTTCCAATGCCCACAGACAAAGATCCTGATTCAGACTTTGATTACGGTCGAAAAAATCTTTACACATTAATTGAAAAAGGAAATACTGCAATAGATGGTATTCTTTCATTAGCAAAAGAGGGAGAACATCCTCGTGCTTATGAAGTTGCAGGACAATTAATTCAAACAGTAAGTCAGGTATCACAAAATTTATTAGATTTGCAAGAGAAGTTAAAGAAATTAAAAGAAGTTCCTGACAATGCACCTAAAAATGTTACCAATGCATTGTTTATAGGATCGACCACAGAATTACAAAAGTTATTAAAAGATAAAAAGAAGAAATGAGTATAGCAAAACACGACCAATATTTGGGCAATCCTAACCTTAAAAAGGCATTCACCAAACAACGATTTACGAAAAAACAAGTTCAAGAAGTTGTCAAGTGTATGGATGATCCTCAATATTTTATCGAAACATACTTAAAGATAGTTACATTGGATAAGGGGCTTGTTCCTTTTCAGATGTATGATTTTCAGCGGAAGATGGTAGATGTTTTCCACAACAATAGGTTTTCAATAAACAAGTTACCTAGACAAAGTGGCAAGTCAACCGTCATATGCTCCTACCTCTTACATTATTGTGTTTTTAACGACAATGTGAATGTTGCAATACTAGCGAATAAGTCCTCTACGGCAAGGGACTTGTTGGGCAGATTGCAATTGGCTTACGAACATTTGCCGAAATGGATGCAACAAGGCATACTTAATTGGAACAAAGGTTCACTTGAATTAGAAAACGGAAGTAAAATCGTAGCGGCGAGTACATCTTCTAGTGCTGTTCGTGGTAGTACCTTTAACATAATATTCCTAGATGAGTTTGCCTATGTGCCCCATAATATTGCCGAAGAATTTTTTAGTTCTGTTTACCCTACAATTTCTTCTGGTGAAACTTCAAAGGTGATTATCGTTTCTACCCCACACGGTATGAATATGTTTTACAAGTTGTGGATGGATGCGGTCAACAAGAAGAACGATTACATCCCAATGGAAGTTCATTGGTCAGAAGTTCCAGGAAGAGATGAGAAGTGGAAAGAACAGACAATACGAAATACAAGTGAATCACAATTCCAGACCGAGTTTGAATGTCAGTTTTTGGGTAGTGTTGATACATTGATACCTGCCAGTAAGATTAAGACGATGGCAGTTGTAGAACCAAAACGAAGTAATAATATTGATGTCTATGAAATGCCCATTAAAAATCACATTTATACAATGTGTGTAGATGTTTCACGAGGATTGTCAAGTGATTATTCAGCATTAGTTGTTTGTGATGTTACAAAAGTTCCATATAGAATTGTGGCAAAGTATAGGGATAATAATATTAAACCAATAGTTTATCCTAATATTATACAGAAGATTGGTAATGCATATAACAGAGCATTTTGTTTAATAGAGGT